GCCGCGGTCTTGCACGTCTTACTTCATTAACTTAATAATTATTAAGTAAGTATTAAAAAGCCATTCTAACGAGTGGCTTTTATAATATTTATTAGGGGTTAATCATGAAAGTAGAATTAAAAAGCAAAGCAGCTAATTGTCGTCAATACGGTTTAGAATTTGATTGTGAAGGCGTTGCTGAGGTTAATGGCGATGTTGTTAAGTCTTTACTTGATACCGGCGCATTAGTTGAAGTTAAGCCTGCTAAAAAGTCTAAAAAATAAGAGTGTGACAAATGGCACTAATAATTGAAGACGGAACACAAGTTGCAAACTCAAATAGTTTTGTAAATGATGCGGCTTATGTGGCTTACGCAGCGTTGAAAGGTTTAACTGTTGGCGCTACTGCATCAGAGCGCGAGATTGATTTGTTAGCAGGTATTGATTACTTGTTAGGACAAGAAGGTTCATTGCAGGGTTATCGAGTATCGAGCACTCAAGCAATGTTCTTTCCACGTACTGACGTTTATTTATACGGTTGGGCTATTAATTCTGATTCTATTCCTGAGAATATTAAAAACGCTCAAATGGAAGCCGCAGCATATAGCACAAGCGGCGCATTATTAAATAATACGCAAATGAATAACGTAATGAAAGAAAAGGTTGATGCGTTAGAGGTTGAATATTTTAAAGGTGGTAGTCGTTCAAATGTTAATTTGCAGCGTGTTAACATTTACTTAAAACCATTATTTAAAACTATTGATAGATTGGTTAGAACCTAATGGCATTAGACTTATCATCAACAGCGACAAGCTTAATAAATTCTTTAGGCAATAAAACCTATATAACTATCGCACGTAAATCGGGCGGTGTTTTTGACCCAGTAGCAGGTACAATTACGGGCGATATTATTACGCAATTAGCCGCTTCTGGTGTTGTAACTAAAGTTGATAGCAAATTGGTTGACGGTACGCGTATTAAATCAACTGATAAAATGGTTATTCTCGATAATGCTGTTACGCCTGTTTATACAGATTTACTAACGTTTAATGATGTTAACCATACAATCGTTCAGATAAACGAAGTTAATCATGCGGGTGTTGTCCAACTGTTTAAGGTTGTTTGTCGTGACTAAGGGTAAAACTATACCTCTTAGTCAATTGGCTAATCAGCTTAGAATTTCACTCGATAATGAAAAAGATTTTATTCGAGAGAATGCCGAAAAAGCCATTAGAATGGCAGCGATAAAAACCTTTGCTAAAATCATTAAAATGACACCTGTCGGTAATTCTGATAAGTGGAAAAACCCCATTAAACCTAAAGGGTATGTCGGCGGTAGGGCTAGAAGTAATTGGATGTTAGGCGCTACGCTAACAACTAAAACAATTGATTCAGTAGAAGGTAAAAACAACGGTGAAGAGTATATCCGAAACGAGTTACCTAAATCAAACTTGGTAGATAATAAAACCTATTTCTATAACAACTTACCGTATATAACCAGCCTTGAGTATGGTCATTCAGGCCAGACACCCGACGGTATGGTAAGAGTGTCATTACTTGATTGGAATAGAACATTAAACAAAGCTTTTAAGGACTTGAAATGGCATACCTAGACATTCACAAGCTTTTAACGCAATCAGTTATTGATGCGGCTTTAGGCTTGCCGATAGCTCACGAGAACATAAACTTTGATCCCGAAGCTATTAGCGAATATATTAGCATTAATGTTTTATACGGTGAGCAGAATACCGTAACAAAAACAGACCTTGATGATGTTAACGGCTTTTTGCAAATAAGCCATTATGTTAAATCAGGTGGAAGTGTTGGTGTAACGTATGGCGTTGCAGATGCGATTAACGCTTTTTACCCACACGCCAAGCAATTCACGGTAGGAGTGCAAACAATAAACATTCAGAATATTGCGGTAAACAAACGCGGCAATAGTGACGGATGGTATATAACGGACTTCACTATAAATTTTTGGACAGACATTTCACGTTAAAGCGTAAATGTGTTAATATTACAACAATTAAACAATTAAGGTAGAAACATTATGTCAGGCGAACTAAACGGTACAGCAATAGTTTTAAATAACACCACTGGCGCCATCGTCGGACAAGGTGACTTTACTCACACTTTCGGCGGTGCTCCAATCGAAATAGGTAACAAGTCAAACGGTGATAACGTTACTTATTTAGACGGTGAACTAGCAACAAAACAACACGTTTTTTCTGGTGAGTTAACTTATAACGATGATACGCAATTCCGTAAAGTTCGTGCGGATGCTTTCGCAGGTACTCAAGATACTTATACACTAACTTATACCGGCTCAGGTAGTGTTACAGATGAATCATTTAGTGGTTTATTCGTTCCTACTGGTTTAAGTGATACGTTGCCACGTGGCGCTAAAGTTGCTACAACAATCAGCTTTAACTCAAGCGGTACCGTGACAATTGTTGCTGCTTCTTAATGATTAAACTTTGCTATAAAGAATATGAATATAAACTAAACCTATCTGCGTGTAAGTATTTCCACGAGAAAACAGGGAAAGACTTACAATGCACGCTTTTATCTTTTATAGATGCGTGTAGAACATCTGAAAAGATGGATTATCTAGATAGGCTTAGTTTGTTCCATGGTTTAATTTCATTCAAAGAAGCTTCTTTTTTGTTTTATTCTTTAATAAAAGAAACAGATAAAAGCATTCCTTTATGTGAAATTGAAGATGCCATGTTTCGTGTTAGTTGGATCCCGGCCACAGTAGATGATGCCGAATTATGTCAACCTTGGCCGTTAGTAATAGTTGACCTTGCAACACAGGTCAGCAGTTATTACTCAGAGCTTGATAAAAAAAAAGCGGTTATTTAGGCTCAACTAGTGTTGAGCTAAAACCGTTTACTTTTGATTATTGGAGTCATTTCACTTATTGCGTAAACGAATTAAAAATGTCACCTAACGATGCTTGGTATTTAGACCTTGTTGAGATTAAGTATTTATCAAATATCAAAGACGCACTAAATGACACTAGCGTAATGCTTAATTTTGAAAGAAAACTAAACGGAGCTTCGGAAGAATGGCTACAACACAATCACTTATAGTCGAACTCGATGCCAAAACCGACAAGCTAGATAAGAAGCTAGATAAATCAGGTAAAGGGTTTGACGAGTTAGACAAAAAGACAAAATCAACAGATAAATCCTTAATAGACTTCAAAAAAACAGCCGTCGTCGCAGCCGCAGCTTTAACAGCAATGGCAGCCGTTACTGTGGTCGCTATTCGTAGTGCCGGCGCATTTGCTAAAGAGTTACAAATTGCAGCAAATAGAGCAGGTGAAAGCGTTGAAACAATGCAATCACTCGCTTTTGCCACTAACACGGTTGGTATATCACTGGAAAAACTAGGTGACATTGCCAAAGATACAAACGAAAAGGTAGGTGAGTTTCTAGTATCAGGTGGCGGCGGTTTTCAAGACTTCGCTGATGTACTTGGGTTATCCGCTTCGGAAGCTAGGAAAGCGGCAGAAGAATTTGAAACACTAAGCGGTGCCGACGTACTTCAAGAAATGGTCGCTAGAATGGAAGCCGCTAACGTATCGACTGAGCGCATGAGTTTTGCACTTGAAGGAATGGCATCCGATACTACTGATTTAATCCCCCTGCTTACCAACGGCGGCAAGTCATTAAAAAACCTAACTAGTGATTTTAATAATCTAGGTATTACAATCTCAGCCGTTGACCTTAAAAAAATTGAAGAAGTTAATCTAAAATTAGATGAGGCATCTTCAATTTTTGACGCTGAAAGTAAACAACTAATAGCTGATTACTCAACCGAATTAATCAAAGCGATAGAAGCAAGTATCTGGTTAGGTCAAAAGACCGGTGCCTTGTTTGAAGTTGTAACTAACGGGTTTGGCAATCTTATAACCCTATCCGGTGCAGCGCTTAACGATTTTATCAATGGCACTGAAACATTTGACGAATTACTTGCTGAACGAGCGGAAAAATCAGAAGATGTTCTAAATGCATTATTTGGTGATGACCTTTACGAAGTTGGAAAGAAAAACGGCGAGGAAGCCGCTGAAGGTTTTAATGACGGCGTGTTATCAATTAGGGTAAAGGGAAACAAAAAATTATCTGCGGCAGAGTTAAAGATAGATAAGGAAAAACTAGATAGTCAAAGCAAATATATAAAATCAGCTATGATTCTTAGTAATGAATTTCTTGAAGATAACAAAGCTATAAACGCAGGACTTGTTATTGCTGACACAGCAACCGCAATAATGGCAAGTTTAAAAATCAATCCATACGACTATGCTAACGTTGCGGTAATCGCTGCTACAGGTTTGGTACAGTTAAGCAATATACTTGGCGCATCAAAAGGCGGCGGCTCTGTTTCAAGTGCCAGTAGTTCAGCAGCACCAGCACAACAATCAGATTTTCAACCTGAAACATCAAGCTTAGAGCTAACGGATTCAAGCGATAGCGGCTCACAGCAAAATACTATTAATTTCGGTACTGATTCAGGCGATGATTTAATTGACGCTATTGCTTCGGCACTTAACAAAGCACAAATAGAAGGGCGCGCATAATGACAATCATAACCAGTACTTCAACAGCGGCGACTGGTGCAGGTTTATCAATATCTACCACCAATGTTTTAATCGACCAAGTGCCAACGGTTACGGATGCAGGTATTGGGGAGGTTAATTCTAACATTTCAGACCCAGACCATTCATTGAACTATACGTGTGGAACGAATGTCGGTGATTTTAGTGTTAGCTATGGCGCTCAAACTAATATCAGTTATGTTGCTATATCAGGACATACTGCGGCAACACCAACGCAAGCAACGGTAAAACTTTATAATGGTGCAACATTAATTGATAGCGTAGTGATACAACGAAATAATAATATTATGTTCACGTTTCCCGCGCAGACGTTTCAAGATTTAATTGTTACGTTTATTACTGTGCCAAATAACTTTCAAATGACTGTTAGTTATATTGCAGCAGGTGAGCACATAACAATTTTAACGGGTGAACAATCAGGTTACAGCCGCAACTGGTTAAACCGTCACATAACACAACGCACAACAACAAACTTGCAAGTTAGCCCTGTATCATCATTGACACAAAAGAAAACGTTAAAAGGTACGTTGACGCTGCCAAATGAGATGGCTTCTTTTGCCGAAGATGCTTGGCAAACGTTTATTGATTTTGCTTTTGACCAACCGTTTTTTATTAAAGAAGTGACAAGCAAACCTGAGTCAACTTATATTTGTTTTAACCCAAAATTTGATACTAACGCACATTCACAAACTCGTTCGCTAGATGTGTTAAAATTAAAATTCACGGTATTTAATGGACTGTAAAATAAATGGCAACTTTCGAATTAACGCAAAGCATGAGAAACCAACATCACTTTGAAGTGTTGGAGATAGATTTACCGGTAATAACTGGCGCGTGTACTATTGGCGCGGTCCAAGGTACTGGAACACCGTTAAGCTGCGACCAAACATGGTCGGGCGCTTATAAAACGTATTACTTTACCAATGAGAACGCGCCTATATTACCAAGTATTAACGGTGAACCTATCTGGCGTTGTATCAAATCAATAAGCGAAACAGCAACGGAATTAAAACCTGGCGATGGTTTATCAAGTCGTTCATCTTTGTCTGTTGTGTTTAGAGACTTCGACAAACAAGACCCTAATATTGGCGCGACGGGTGTTAATGATACCGTTAAAAATCAAGGTACTTATTTTGGTAAGCTTGACGTGCGTCAAATATTCGAGAACAAAAACGTTAGGCTCAAACTATATCGCGTTGAAGAAGATGGAAGTATTGATTTAGCTAACGGCGCACAAACTCGCAATTATTTAGCCAGTACGTTTTCATTGAGTAAAAACGGCTCGTGGAGTTTAGCGTGTAAAGATGTTTTGTCATTGGTTAACCTTGGCGAAAAGTCGTGGCCTATTACGCAAGGCGGATTCCTGAATTTCGATATTGACAACAATCAGACTGTAATCACCGTTGATACTATTGTCACTTATGCGGCTAATGACTTTTTACGTATTGGTGATGAGTTCCTACAAGTTGTTAGTTTTGACAACACAACAGACCCATCTGCACCAACGATAACGGTAACTACTCGCGGTGGTGATTTATACGCGCCAACGTCAGCAGTGTTATTAACAAAGACGACAGCAGAAGAACATAGCGCAGGTGATGAAATATTTATCTGTGATTTGTCAGACAATGAAACCATTGACGGGTTATTAACTAGAATATTAGTTGAGTCAGATTTCCCTATAGCACTTATTCCTGTAGTGGATTGGGCGACTGAGGTTTTTACATGGCACGCAACTGATAAAATAAACACGCTACACAGTGAATCCGAAGACGTTAACGACGTTATCAATAGAATATTAACGGGCTTTTTAATGGATTTGTGGTTTGAACCTATCGCTTCGGTTGGGTTTGAAGGCGGTAAAGCCACGCTTTCAGCCATTAGCGTATGGAAGCAATCCACAGCTACACTGTTGGAAGGTAAAGAGATAAACGCATATTCTATTAAGAAAGCAGCGAAAGACCAATTACGGGCTAGTAGGGCGCTTGTATTATATGATAAACGAAACTTAGCTGAATCCGATGACGCAACCAGTTTTAAAAAAGGTGCGCAACAATCAGATAACGATATAATATCCCCTGCGCTATTCACAAAACACAAAGATAAGCTTTTTGATAATAACTTCTTACTTGATACAGATGCGGCGAAACTATTAACTCAACGTTATGTTAGTCGTTTTAAATTTACCCCATTTGAACGCTCATGGGTCACAGATGAAAGGTATTTAACATTTAAAACAGGTGATGTTGTCGACTTGCAAACAACTGCTGACCAAGGTATTTATGGCGGGCAAAGCGGAAATATACGAGGACAAATCACAAAGATTAATCCTAAATATAAAGACGGTAGAACATACGAAGTAAAAGCCATCACGTATGAAGCCGCTGCGCTTTCTGGGACAGAGTATGTTATTGATGAGCCTGTTGGGGGCGTAGAACCTTTTGATTTGTACGGACATGCAGGAAACCCACCAGAAGCCGTAGATTTGGTTTTTGTGTTCAGAGGCTCTTATTCATCATCAACTAATGGCGGCACAGCTATTCGTGCAGGAGAATTTAAACCCGGTTCAACATTAACTATTATTTTAGCTAATGGTTTTGACGGACAAGCTGCTGGTGGTATAGGTGGCCGTGGGGGGAGTGTTATTGAAGTGTGTTACCCAGGAGAAGGTTGCGAAACATTCACAGGGCCACCAGCCATAGGTGAAAACGGCGGAATTATTTACGATGCGCAAGGTGTTACAACGGATATTTATTTCAGCGGTGACACTTCCGCAGTATCAACCGCGCACCCGATAGCTGATGGCTATATGCGCGCTCCTAGTGGTGGGGCAGGTGGTTTTTATGCAAGTTTTAGTGTGTCGGGCGATGGCGGAGATGGCGGCGATGGGCGAGCGGCTGGTGTTGGAGGTGGCGCAGGGTCATTTTCTGGGGATGGGAAAACGTCAGGTGTGGCCGGTGCTAACGGTGAAATAGACGGTTCAGGGACTGGTTGGGGTTTAGCAGGTGCTAACAATGACAGAGTTGGCGGATTAGCTGGCTCTGGTATAATAACAGGCGGCGGTGCTGTAACATTACATGGCGAAACACCAACAAGATACATAAACGGAAACGGAAGTTTTCCATAACAAACAAGGTTTTAAAACATGAGAGCTTATCACGGTTCAGCAGTATTACAATTTGATAGCGCGACAACAGGTAATGCCGGTTCGGGTGTAAATGTAACAGTGCGAATTAATAGCACACAAGCACTTGCAACAATATACGACTTAGATGATGTTGTTATTGCCAATCCATTAACGACTGATGTAAAAGGTAATTACGCTTTTAAATCGCTTGATGATGTTTACGACATTATACTTAATGAGGGAACTGGCGACGAATCGAAATTAGAAAAGGTTAACATTGTTGATTATTTAACCGCTTCGGAGCGTGTGATTCCATTTAGCACCCTTGCGGAAGCGGTTGCTGAAACAGACATACAACTAATATTTGATGGCGCTGTTCTTGATTTGAAAGAGCGCTCAACAGGTAACGGTGGCGGTGCAACGTGGGATGTTGTATTAGCTAGTGGTGTTACTACTAACACGTTTAATATTGTACAGTGTGTTGGTGTTGGCAGCTTGGCGTTAGTATTGCGTGTTAAAGCCTTGTATAACGCGCGCCAATTTGGGGCAGTGTCAGACTTTAACGGTACAACAGGCACTGACTCAACAGGTGCCATACAAGCTTGCATTAATGCGGTTAGTGGTCAAGGTACGGTTGTTGTTGATGGCGATTTTATGTATTCATCCCCATTGACAACTAAAGCCAATACAATATATAGGATTATGGGTGGCGGATTATTGGCTCAAGACGTTAACGCGGGTGCTGGAACTGCTGCTGATACATTCAACTTAACTAATAGTAACGTATGGATTGATAACGTCAGATTTAAAAGTAACGACAGAGCTGTTGTTGGCGGTTTTACAGTTATAAATATAGTGTCTGGCTCTAAGTATAAAGTTACAAACTGTGAGTTTGATGCCAATGCGTCTGCTGATGTTGGCATTCAGCCTAGTGTTACTGATGTTGAGGTTAGTCGAAATTTCTTTAAACCTAAGACTAATATCAGTGCATTCGCCATAACACTAAATGGTGTTCAGAAAGGTATTATCGACAGCAATAATATAAAAGAATGTGATGCGGGTATTGTATTACTTGGTGGATCAAAGTTTATAACTATAAGTAACAACCTAATACAAGATTGTCACGAAATCGGTATTGATTTAATTGAAGTTGAAGATATAACACTTAATAGTAACATCACCAGTTCAACTAAATTATCAGGGCTGCGAATTGGTTTAACTCCTGTTGCTGGTTTCCCTTTAGCTTTATCAAAACGGGTGACTGCAACGGGTGAGATTTACAACGATTGCGGGTTGAGCGGAGCGGGTGCTATAGAGATAAACTCTAATAATTCAATGGAATCAGGTGGTCATAAAATGATAGCCCCAGTTGTACGCTGCCCTTCTGGTTTGACAGTATCAGCTATTGGTTGTACTGCCCCTAATTGTGAGGTTATATCACCAACAATAAGCGGCACGCATGTTGTTGGTGTTAACGTCCAAGATAGAGCTGTTAATTTTAAGTTGATTGGAGGAAACATTAAAGATAGCACTGATACAGGTGTTAAATTGAAACTGTTGGCAGGGTCGCCCGTTAATGGTGATCCACGCGTGGCAGTTATTGGCGTTACTATTGAAGATATAGGTACTGCTGCGGCGGGTATTGGGATGACACTAGATCAAGTTGGTAATAGTAAAATATGTGACAACACAATTATATTTGGCATAAATACCAAGTGGGGGTTTAGGTTTTCAGGTGGCGTTGATGGTTTATCTATGTCTAATAATAGCGTTATCGGTACAGCGACAAAAGGCGATGCTTATTCTGTAACTAGCTTATCTACACTTGACGTTGTTCAGTTTGACGGTAATAAAATGGGGGTAGTTCAAATTGACACTGTTTCAGGGGTGGCAACCATACCTGATGGCTCTGTTTATGTCAACGTTCCAATTAACACCTTAACGGGTCCACTTGTTACACTTGCCGCGAGAGCTAACCAGTTCGTATGGGTAGGGGCTATTAGCTCAACAAACATATCGTTAAATAGAGTCGGCACGTCAGGAGCATTGGGTGTTCACTACCAAGGTAAGTTAAAACAATCGTAACAATAAAACATTAATGACAACTATAAAGGGCTTATATCACTATAAGCCCTTTTCTTTTATCCTAACTTTTCAACCATACTATCGACGGTGATAATCACCGCGCTATCATCTTTATTGCTTCTAATCGCCATACACAGCCGTTTTACAGACTTATCTTTTGTACGTTGTTGAATTACCTTGGCACAACGTCTAATACTATTAGCGCGCTCCTTGATGCTTGTTAGCATATTGCATTTATTTGAAAGCATTAAATGAAACGTGTCGCGCTTATAATCTAAACATATTGCCATTATTTAATTCCCCCTAAATCGACCATTAACGAGCTAGACCCATTTTTACCGTGATAACATCCCACTAAGGTTTTATCTTTTCCCTTAATACGTTGCTGTGTTTCATACGTGTCAGCGAATACGGCGTTATAAACAATCACCCCTAAACGGCTATATTTAAAAACAGCTATCGGGCTATTATGTTTTGCTGATTCAATTCTTTCTTCAATTACTTCTAATGATGATATGCTCATAATAATGATTCTCTTTATTTTACTGTATAGCAATAAACAACTCTATTACCGGCTATTTCCGAAACGGCTCTAATAATAAGTTCATCGTTTAATAAGGTTAATAGTTTCTTTTTAAGCTGATATTGCGTGATGCTGAGTTTTCGCAATAAATCGGGATTGCGTATACCACTATTATTTTTTATCATGTTAAGCACTTCATTTAATCCTGCCATTGTTGCGTCTTCTGGCATACGGTTATCATCAATAAGATAATAGGAGAATTTACCAATCGCTGTCGGCTTTGATTTTGTACGCTTGATTATGTTCTTGTGAAGTAATTGATTTAAACATAAACCAACACAGCCCAGGCTTAGTCGTGTTTTATCCGCTATGATTGCGCGACTAACGCCAACAATAGTGGTGACTATATCCAATATTACGCTTTCAGTTTCAAGGCTAATATACTTATGATGCGTTTTCTTAATAACCTTATCTGATGGCACGATATGCTTTTCAACTAATGGGTATATATTTCTTATCGCGGCTAAATCAAGTTTTCTAATGTCCGCTTCCCTTTCGTTATCATAATGCATTGTTTATATCCTTTTTGTTTTTAGCGCCAAGCTTTACGCCTTGCTTGATTGATTGTTTTATTATCCCCTGCTCAGTTCGTCCGAATGTTTCAACTAAACTTGCAGCGGTTGCGCCTGACTGGTGAAAACCTAATAATATTTTATTTTCTATGGGTGTCCATTGTGGTTGGTCTTGTATTCTCATTCTTCTATGTCCTTTAATTCTGATATTATGGAAAGCTTTATTTGTTCCACAGTCGCGTAACCAATTACTTCAATCTTATATAGTAACGCTTCAAGGGCTATAATTTTACCGCGCTGTAGTGTTTGATGGTGCTCAGCCATTTTAGCGTCAAACTCCTTGCTGTGGTCTATCATTATATTAACTCCCTATTGTCGCGGCTATTGCTTCTATATAAAGCGCGTGAAGTGCTAACGGGTTATCCGTTATTGATTCTTGTACGGCATCAAGTAAAGCCTCTGAATCTTCCATTAAATACTCACTAAAATCGTTTAGGTCGTACAAGTCATTATCTATACATAGAGTTCGACCTTGGCATAACATCTGGTAAACTTCACTGGCTACAAGTTGCTCTGGCTCATCTGCGTTTAATGCTATGTCGTTTGCTATGTTGCAATATGTCATTTTAATTTTCCTGTGTGTTGTTGATGAGTTAATACTAAACCTATCGAATCATATTGTAAACATTTATTTGTACTTATTTAGTACTAGTTTTGTTATTTAATCTGTGTTACTATTTACTCATCGACAACGCATAAGGGTTATTATGAAAACAGAAGTTAAGCAAATCACACTAGATAAGTTAAAAGCAATTACAGCCAAGCGTAAAAATGACGGTCGCAGCGATTGGGCTAGTCAGCATATACTTGAACCACTAGTTAACACACTATATAAGAAGGAATTTAAATCATGCGAGAAATAACAAAAACAAGAATATGCGTGGGTGTGATGTTCACCATTATGCTTTGTGCTGAATCAATTGTTAACGTATTAACGGCGGTTATATAATGAATACAATACTAAATGCTTTGCTAGGTATACTGATTATATTTATCTCGTATATACTTGCTGAGGCTATTATTGATTTAAAAACAGAAGTAAAACCTAATCAACTTATTTGCTTGAAAACAGATAAGATTATTTCACGACACAATATTATTTTAGAATGTTGGGAGGCTACGAAATGATCCGTACAATAGATGGTTTAGAAAAGTACCCTGAGCTAGATAAATGGTTAGATGATGTAGCTTTTGACTCCGATGATTTGGACTGGCAAGAAAGTGTAGTTCTTGCAGAGGAAGTACAAGATAAACTAATTGAACTTGGTTCAAGAATACAAGAGTTAGAGTCTGGTTTAGAAAGGTTAATCCACCTAGCATCTGAATGTGACAGTTGGGAAAGTTTTCCGCAGCAACCGCTTGATGCTGCTTACGAGTTAATTACACAAAAAGTAACGGGGATAACATGAGTACTTTAATGACAGCACTAACTAAGCGTGAACATTTCGCAGGTTTAGTGATGCAAGGGTTATTGTCCAACTCAGTAATGGGTGACAGCAACTTATGGTATACACCTAAAGAATGGACTAAAGAAATGACTGAAACATCCGTTGAAATGGCTGATGCATTATTAAAGGAATTAGCCAAATGAGCATACTTGATTATCGTGCAGAAGAATTAATTCAACAGCGCAAGAAAATATCAGATGAAAAAAGCTGTGATGAGAGGTTATCAATACCTGAAAGCAGTAAAAAGAACGGTAAGCAAGCGGGGGCTTATCAAAAGTCTAGGGTGTTGCGTGATAAGTTAGACATTGAAAATATAATATTATCAAAAGATGATGAAACGTATTTTAATGATTTAATGGGTGAAGACTAATGAATGATTTAGATATATGTAAACGTATTGCTGAGATAGAGGGTTTTAACACTGTAGAATTACACGAGCAAGTGTTCGTTTCAAGAGGTTTTGCATGTGACAAGAAGTTTAACCCACTAACCGATGATGCTCTTTGCTTTAAGTTGATGGTTAAGTATGATATTACTTTTGATTTCTATACGATTGAAGGAAATGAAGGAGGTATTAAAATGTATTACGGATGGGTAGAAATAGATGGTCACACTAAATCTATAGAAGATTGTTCATCGTTAAACCGATACATCTGCTTAGCTATCATTGCAATGTATAAGGAGGATTAACGTGGATGATTTAACGATTTGCAAGAAGGTTGCTGAGATAGAAGGCTTTAAACTTTCTATAACATCAAGTAAAAAAGGTGTATGGGCAAGTATGCTTGATAATAATTGCTATGATTGGTTTAATCCACTAACTGACGATGCCTTATGCTTCCGTTTGATGGTTAAGTATGACGTTAATGTAGTGTCTCCTTTCCGCTTAGGTGGGGTTATAAAATGGGAAGCACAGATATTTAGTGATGAGTGTGAGCATGTTACCTGTGTTTGTGACGAATACCTTAATAAAGCAATATGTCTAGCTATTATTGAAGCACATGGTTATGACTAATGAAAATACCTGACGATACAGAATACAGGTATAAAGATATTTACTATAGACGCGGTGAGTATTACGCGCTTTATTACTCTAAAGGTGTTTGGCGGGCATCTGCTAGCGTGACAAATAAAATGTTGAGCCAATACGGCACTAAGTTAGATTAAAAAATAAAGCCGCTTATTATAGCGGCTTTATTGTATCAGCTTAAATCTGCTAACCTTGCTTGTTGTGCTGCCATCTCAGTATAATTTAAATAATCAGCTTGATGTTTTTCCGCTGCTTTCGTCTTACCTAAATTCATGCAAATTTCCCATTCCTTTAAATGAAACGCCGCCTTATTCTCATACCAGGTGTTCATGATTTTTATTCCTTATTTGTATTTGCAATTGCAGTTTGTGTGAAGTTGTACGCAATAATGGCAGACATCTTTACGCGCGTCGAACCTAGTGTTTAGTGAATTCTCTTTTTTAGTCAGTTTTCGGTTAACTAAATAACCTGATTTTCTTGGTAATTTCATGATTTATTTCCTTTATTTTTAAAACTGTGCTTTGAGTGAAGCTATTAATTCGTTTTGCGTACCTGCTTTTGACGCAATTGCTGTCATTACTTTTTCATCAATTGTGTTTTCAGCAATTAAATGTACAACTCTTACCGGTTTTTCCTGCCCTTGCCTGTGCAAACGCCCGTTGAATTGCTGATATAATTCAAGCGACCAGTTAAGCCCATACCACACAATCATTGAGCCGCCATGCTGGAGATTAAGCCCATGCCCAGCCGAAGCAGGATGAGCAAGTAACATCTTTATTTCGTTATTGTTCCAACGTTCAACAGCCAAACCTTTTTTATCCATGACAACCGCGTTAGGGAATTTCTCAATTAACTTTGCAAGGTCAAACTTGTAGTTATACGCCACTAACATATTTTCATTAGGGTTTTCTTCTACCAACTCCGCGAGCGCGTCAAGTTTATGGTTATGGATTGTAGTATATTTACCAGTATCATCAACATACATTGCGCCGTTAGCGTATTGAAGTAATTTATTTGCAAGTGTCGCCGCAGATAAGGCCGTTATTTTTTCACCACCAATATCAGCGATAAATTCTTTTTCAAGCGTCTTATATTGTTTTGCTTGTGCATTAGTTAATTGTATTAATTGCGTTGAATCAATTCGGTCTGGCATTGTAAGATAGTCGTCAGCTTTCATAGTCACAACAATGTCTGATAATTTGCGCTCTATCTTTTCGCCCGCATCGTGCATTGGTTCAAACTTATACCCCATATAATCAGTGGTAAAATACCGTTGCTTGTAGGTTGTCATTGAACGGCCAAGACGAGTACCATCATCTAACAGCGTTATTTGCGCCCAAACATCTAAAAGCCCATTGGGTGACGGCGTGCCAGTGAGTTGCACCATTCTATCAATAAACGGGAACACTTTGCGTAATGCTTTAAACCGTTGGCTTTTACTTGATTTAAAAGAACTTGATTCATCGACCACCACCATATCAAACGGCCATTTTTTACCGTAAAACTCCACCAACCATTTCACGTTTTCGCGGTTAATAATATAGATGTCAGCAGTTCGGAGCAGTTGCGCCTGTCGTTCTTTAACCGAGCCAGTGCAAATTCTATAGGTTAAATGCCTTGTATGCTCCCATTGCATTAGCTCTTTATGCCATGTGGTGTTAGCAACGCGTAACGGGGCTATGATTAATGTTTTATGAATGTCAAAGCTATCTGACAAATCAGCGATAGCGGTTAAACTGGTCAAGGTCTTGCCAAGTCCTAAATCCAACCATAAAGCGCACTTAGGAGTATGCTTTATGAATTCAACGCATTTGACTTGGTACGGGTGAAGCATTTCCCTAGTAAGCATTGAATATTTCCTTACCTTGTTTGATTGAGTCAACAACGTAAACTGGTATTAGTTGCTTGTTTAGTCTGTCGATTTGGTGTTGTTGAAGTTTTGACGGACTTTTCCCTAACTGCTTAAACTCAATTAGCAGTGTTGTGCCGTCGCGGAAATAAATGTGGTCTGGCACAGCGCGGTTTCCCGGTGACGTAAACTTATACGCAATCCATCCTAAAAGCTCCGCATATTGAGACACTTTCTTTTCAATCACTGATTCAAGCATTGTTAACCCCCAAATCATTTAACAGCGAATACGCGTTCTCAACGTACCATTGCCAATCAATATCAAGTGGCAGCGTGTCGGGCAAATCCATTAACGGTTTACAACCATCACTTTTAGGAACTTTATTACCATTTTTCTTGTAAGTTATCACTTCACCGTCAACGCTATGATAATAACGTATTGCGCCGCCGATTAAATCACCTTTAAATATAGCGCCGCCGGTAACTTTTCGCACGGTTAAAAACTTGGTGACATCATCACACGATTTTATGGTTTCTTCTATCGCAATATCTTTTGTTAGATAATCCATCACAGCCTCAACGCAAATATTGTTTGACGGGTTCTTCATTAATCCGCCGATAGCATAAGCGCCTTTACCTTTTACGCCGTTTTCTTTTACCGCAATGTAGTTGTTTACGTCACGGGCGTAGGTCGCTAAATAGGGAGTATACTCGTACTCATAACCCGATAGTAGTTCGCACTCAAATATTGCTGTTTCAATGGCAACCGAGTTAGTCCTATCGTAAATTACGTTAATGCCGTCAGTGTTTGCAGAGACAACTCGACCCCCTGCTCGGGTAACTTTTTCAATTGTCATTAACAGGAACAATTGGCCCGTAATGGTTGTTTGAATTAACAGCTCAGGGGAATAGAGGAATGAATAGTGTGATCCGAACTTCCCATAACTACCGTTTAACACGATTTTATAGGTTTGCGCTGTTCGTGGGTCAGACTTTTTAACACGCATTCGCGTTTCTTTGATGTCACTATATATAGATAAAAAACCTTTACCTAAATGCTCAGGGTAAAGCCCTTGCTCAATAATGATTGACGGGTACATTGATGCTATATCAAATTCGCCAAATAGTTGCTCGGCAGTTGGCTCAATCACTTGCTTCTTTTCTTGCGAGTGTAACCCGCCAATTCCGAATTTGTATTTCGCGCCGTTAAACTCAACTGCCTTGTTTAGTTCTTCGGGCATTTTTGGCTTTCCTGCATCAGACACTTCAAACGTGCAATCAATAACCTTTTTTAACATTTCGTTAAATTCAGGCGATTCAAATTCTACCCAATCGGGCAATCTATATTTGAAAGGTAAAACCTGCGCTTGTCGTTTACCAACACGAACACCTTTAGCAGTTAGGTATGAGCGAAATAATGCTTCGGCAATTTGAGCATCAGACTTTGAACGCAAGTCAACGCTATATTCTTTTGATAATTCTGAGCGAAGTTTAATGTCTTTTTCTATTGCTAGATATAACTCTTTTGTTGTTACTAAATCATTCACGCAGTAATCGCGCAGAAGCTTTCGTTGATTTGGGGATATAGAAGCGCTTGGCTCAATTGGCAGGTCCTGCAATTTCTCGCACTTTAATCGCCCACCATATATTTTTAAGCTAGTCATAACACCGGGCGCTGGCTCTTTAACATCTATATGATTACATTCTGGCTTTTCCATGCCCCACGTTTTAGCGCCACCAATGATTGAGTCAGATAGCCGCTTTAGTTGCTCGTTATCAGCGCCACAAAGTGCGAGTTGTAACATCGGCATGTCATAATGATTGCCGTTAAAGGTTATTATCAAACCTTTATCTAATATTTTACGAACACCTTTAACATCTAGCGGGCATCCGTCGAAAATCTCAAAATGTTTTATTGCGCCATCTTCGCGTAAAAAGCTAATTAGCCAGTAATCAATATAACATTCAATGTCAGCGTAGTATTTCATAGTAATAAAAAAGGGGCGTTAACGCCCCTTATCCTTTTTGTTGTTCGTTATTTGTTTTTAGAAATCATCGTTATCACTGGCAAGGTCGCCGTAATCTTCAAAATCACTACTAGGGTCAGAAGAACCACCAAAGCGTTCACCAGCTTTAATGTATTGAACACCATTGAGGCTAGCGTTAACACGTTGGCCGTAAGTGTTATCTTGCAACCATAAATTGATTGAAGCACTTATGATGTCGCCCCCTTGCATGTCGCAGGTTTCAATATCAAGTAATTCTTTACGAACATTGTAGATAGGTATAATCTTATTTGATGTTGCTTTGATTGTATAGTGTCCGACGTATTCTTCACGACCTGAAACATCACCATCTTTAAGGCATATTTTATCGTCAGGTATTGCCTTGCTTGACTCAGATTTCATTGATTCAATGTCAGCTTTAATTTGAGTGATTAACTCAGCGTTTTTCTCTTTATGAAGCATGATAGTAACTTCACGTTTACCATCAGGGCCAAACTTGGTATTGGCTTTGAAAACGTGAGGGAATGAACATACAACTTCTTTAGCTACGAATTTACTCATTTTATTTCTTCCTGTTTTGGATTTTAGTTTTTAATCAGACAGCGGTTTTGCTGCCTGATTTGTAATTTACAACGTTAGCTTTAAACTGTCAAGCTAAAATTCACATTCATTTTCATTTTCTTCAAAATCTTCAAACGCCGCTTTCGCATCCATATCATTACGGCTAGGTGCTTCAAGCAATTTAACAGCGTGAACATTTGCACGTACTGCTTTACCGTACGAATTGTCTTGAAACCAGTAAGATACTTGGGCGAGTACCGTTGCACCTTTAACAATCATATCCGCCGCTTGAGCGTTACTCATGTTATTGTTATCAGCGTCAATACAAGCGACAGGTTTGCTTGATGTTAGCTTTAATACATAACCGTCGGAGTTAAACGCGAACGACGTTGTATCACCATCATAGAGATTGGTATTCGCGCCATCATAGTTAAATGTTGCAGAGAACCCACAGTCATTGGGTATTGATTCCGATAGCGCTTTTTTAGTCACTTTTAAGGTGGGGCTGTTTTTAGCAATGACAATCTCCGCCCCATACTTACCGTACATGTTAGGTTGGGTTAAGTGCGGAAAGTTTATTTTACCTTTAATCATGTGTTTCATATTTATACCCTTTAAAAGTCGTTTTTAGTTAATTCGTTATTTAGCTCAATTATTGATTTACGCTTATCACTTTCTTTAGCGATTGACGTTTTACCGCGAGGCTTTATCACCAATTGCGCGAACTCTTTAAAATCATCTTTACCAATTAGCTTTTCCGCTTGTGTTGGTGAAATGAGTTTGTGCGTATAAAGGTTATCGCCCAATTGATTTTGCAATAGGGCAATTGTTTGCGATTCATCACCCCACCGTCTTGTGCCTCGACCTTCGACAAGCTTAAAACCCGTAATGGTTTTACCTTGGCTCATATCTTCAAACGCTTTTAACTCAACTGATTTCAGCCACGCCTCAATTAATGATTTGTAGGGTAATATGTCAGCGGGGTTAACTTCATCGACTACCGGTAACTCCTGATAGTTGGCGAAGTCGTTTTTGATAACATCTTGTGTCACTCGCAACAGTTCTTGGCAGTTGGGTTTATGAGCGCACCATTGGCACTGTTTATCACCTGCCGCAAGTTCACCATTACCCGATAACGCCTCATTAGCGCGACGGGTAACAAACTCGCCCCACGTTAAAAGGTCGTCGGTAGTGATTGACCAACTAGATATATTATTGGTGCGTGGTTGGTAGATGTGCAAAGTAAAGGATTCAATATCATAAATGAATCCGTATTCTTGAAGCACTCCGAGCGCGTAAAGTTTTAACTGTGAGTTGTCTTCCGCATCAACTGAAATACCACGACCATATTTAAGGTCAACAATATCAACGTGGCTATCATTGATGATTATTGTGTCAGATGTTCCGAAACCTTCTGGCACATAATCGCTAAATGATACGCGCTGCTCAATCATTAGTTCACCACCAAGGGCGCGAATATAATCAACATAACCATTAATGTATTCAGCCATTTCAGCGTCAACGGTTATTTTAGGGGCATCTTTTAGGTTTTTACCAATATAGCTTTCTGGCGCGTTACCAGTGCTAAGGCAAATTTCCCCTAACTCATGGGCACAAGTTCCTTCTTCGGCTGCGGCTGACGTTCTATTAGGGTAACTGCTAGATAATCTTACAGAACCCGGACAGAGCAACCAACGTGAGGATGAACTTGCTGATAACTTAGCGTGAGCGATAACCATGTTATAACTCCGCTTTAAGCTTAGTCATAACAACTTCAATCTCACTATCTTTAACGTCAGAAGCTTTTGTCGCCCCTGCTGCGTTTAAAATACCTTTAGCCAATAGCTTGCCACCGCTAACGCTACGAGATAGTTCAAGGCACAATGCTTTTATATCATCGGTTGTTGAAGGTATTACGGTTGGTTTTAGTGGTTTTAGTGGCGTTGCTGTTGGTGTTGGTGTGTCATGCACGGGTTTTACCGTTTCGTGTGCAGGTTCTTTTAATGATATTACTTCATTAGTTGCCAAGTTCATTGACGCGGTTAATGCTTCAATTGCTAGGGTTAATGCTTCAATTTTATTTTCAAGTGACATATTTATTATCCTTTATATGTGTTTAATCAATTATTTTTGCGTAATCGCAGTTGTAATTTACAATCAAATGCTTAATAATGCAAGTTCTTTAACATCACAAGGCAAAATAAATGATTGATGACATGGCGTTATTACTGACAGAGTACAATTTTAACAAATCGGAGTTAGCGAGGCGGCTAGGTGTTTCACCGCAAGCCATTGCTAACAGTTATGATAACGGATTTTTCAGTTATTCGCTGGCAATACAAATTGAAAAACTAACTAATGGTAAATATAAGGCGGTTAACTTATGCAAAAATTCCCTTTAAATCCTGACAAATCCCCAGCGTGTTCAGCTTGGCAGACTTTTGCCGGTAATGTTAGCGGTGAAGGTATGTTTGGTGTAACACCACCATCAGGTTTTTACGTGATAGATGTTGACTCATACAAAGAGGACGGTATAAAAGAAAAAATCGAACAGGTTTTAGGCTGTTCGATTAATTGGGAAGAAAGCCATATCCAAACGACTTTAAACGGTGGTACGCACCACGCGTTTATTATACCTGATAACGTGAAACTTATCCAAGGTTCAAACATGATGGGCGTTCAAGGTTTTGATACAAGAGCATCTGGCAGGGGCTATATTGCTTCGGGTGAAGGTTATAGCGTAATTGATGCTGATGATGTTTGTTCAAGATTTGATGATTTCTTACCAGAGTTACCAAAAGAGGCGTTGGCTAAATTAACAGTTTCACTCGGTAAAGATATGTTATCTGTTGATAAAACTTTCAGAGCTGCCGAGTCAGTTGTAACTAATTCTGATGGTTCACCTTTGACCAAATCACAAATGATAGCAACGCTTGAAAACCTACCAAGTGAGATTGGCACTGACAATGATTCATGGGTTGATGTTTGCGCTGGGTTCAAGCGTCAATTGCTTGCGATGGGTGTTAATGAAGAACGTGTAAACGCTAAAGATGGTTGGGGTTTTAAAGTGTTGACGCTATGGTCAAAGAAACGTTTTAGCGGCACTGATGCTGAGTTTTCAAAGGTCAATTCTAGCAATTATAATCGTTGGAAATCTTTCAAACTAAATGATGATGGTAATGCTGGTAAGATAATAACGTTTAAAAGTGTTATTAGTTTGGCTAAAGATAATGGTGGGTTACCACAATCGCCTGAGGTTGTTAAAGCTACGGGTGAAAAGTTAAAAGCTGAATGTTCATTTATTAATGATTACGTGATGGATGCAAAAACTGGCGGTTATATAAGACGTGACAACTTAGTTGAATACCGAAAAGACGCGTATAACAACGAACATTTGTTTGAAACACCGTTAAACAGTAAAGGTAACCCACAAAAGCCATCTGAAATTTCATTGGGCCACACAGAAGTAGTTAGCGACGTGATGTATGCACCATCGTTTGAGCAAGTGTTTACACTAGTTGATGATGGGCGCAAATACTTAAACTCATATATTGAACCAAAACATAAAAGCTGTGGTGAAATTGATAGTGAAGAAGTTAAAGCAGCATTGGTGTTAGTGACAAATCACCTTGAACACTTGTTAGATGATAAAAAAGAGCGTGAATTGATTCTTTTTTATCTAGCCCACAACATTCAATTCCCCGGTAAAAAACTTCCGTGGGGGATAATTCTACAAGGGGCGCAAGGGGATGGTAAGAGTTTTTTCGCGGAGATGATGCGAATGGTAATGGGTAAATCAAATGTTCGTGTGATGAATGCTGACACGTTGCAGAGTAATTTTTCAGGTTGGGCTGCTGGGCAATGTATGGTTTTCATTGAGGAATTAAAGCTTGATAACTTTAAGAAGTACGAGATTGTTAACAGAATAAAACCTTATATCTCTAATCCCACGATTGAGTGGGTTAGAAAATATAAAGAGCCGTTAACTTGTCCTAACACTTCAAACTATTTTTGTTTTACCAATTACAAAGATGCTATCCCGTTAGATGATAATGACCGTCGTTATGCTGTGTTTTTTAGCAAATGGCAGGGTAGTAGTATTGCAAAATGGAATGAAGAAAACCCAAAATACTACCCGGAGTTGTACAACAAAATGCGCAAATCGGGCGAAGCGTTATATTGTGCTTTTGCAAATATAACAATTCCTGATTGGTTTTTACAGCTAAATAGAGCGCCAAAAACTATCGCGCGTCAGGCAATGATTTCATTAAGTCGTTCACCTGCTGTTAAAGATGTCCAAGAAGCGATTGACGATTTAGCTGATAAAGTACTTCTTGATGATGGTAAAACACTCAATGCAACATTGCTTGGTGTGCAAATAAAGGTGGAAAGACAGGTCGAAGATGATGACACTTTATATGCAAATTTCCCTGACCCAGTGAAAGAAGCAATGAAACTTATTAAAGTTATTGAGTCGATGGGGTGGGTTAAATCGGCAAAAAGGCAAAGAGTTGAAGGTAAACTTTGTACGGTTTACCATAAAATGTAGTTTCAAAAACTTTATCAAAAACCCTGATACACCCTGATACCCTGATACTTTTATTAAAAGTATCAGGTTTTTTTTACTTACCCTGATACAAATCGCCTACCCTGATACTCTACCCTGATACACCTTTTTCTTTTTAAAATCAATAACTTAACCCCTACTGTTCAGGGTGTATCAGGGTTTTTAATGAAATATATATAAAGTAGTAGAATAGGGATATAGAGATTTAGGATATAGCGGTTTTATTGTATAGGGTTTTTAAATACTTTTTGCAAAAGGGTGAACACCCTGATACTTTAGCTATAAAGCTTTATATATCAAAGGTTTAACCCTGATACCATACCCTGATACTAATATCAGGGTATGCAAACTGAAAACACGTTTACATCATTACCTATTAAGTGTATTATATTTACACACTCACTAAACGAGCAAATAAAATGATTAGAAAGCAGTTAACAATACAACCAGAATTAGCGAAAGCAATTCAGACACACGCAGATTTATATTTTGACGGAAATTTCAATATGGCAGTTAGAAGTTTATGTCGTGGAGGTTTAGGATTATGAATAAATTTAAAGTAGGTGATAGGGTTATCATATTAGACCATGACTTTTTAAGCGGTGGTTTTATTAAAGATATTTTTAATCCTAACTATTATTTGATAAAACTGGATGTGAAAGCACCTAATGAATATGCATATGAAACGGATGAAGTGTTAATGAGTCCTGAATTTTTAAAAGGAATATAAGTTATGAGTTTTGCATTTAGTACAAAAAGTTTATCTAGGATGAAAGGTGTTAATCCACAATTAATAATTATATTCAATGAGGCGATAAAAAATAGTCCAATTGATTGGGGTTTACCAAGGGATTCAGGAATTAGAACAGCAATTAGACAAAATGAATTATTTGCAGATGGTAATTCTAAATGTGATGGCTACGATAATTTAAGCAATCATCAAAGCGGTAATGCGTTAGACTTTTATGCTTACGTTAACGGTAAAGCATCTTGGGAGAAACATCATCTTGCTATGGTTGCGGGTGTTATCATGTCAACGGCTACTCGATTGCGTAAACAAGGTAAAATTGATATTGAATTGAAATGGGGTGCTGAGTTTGGTAGTAATGATTTTAATGGTTATGATTTTCCACACATTGAGGTTAAATAATTATGAGTATTTTAACAAGTTTAATTGGCGGGTTAGTGTCACCGGTAACGAATTACTTCACAAAACGAAGTGCTGACAAAACGAATGTTAAACTTAAACAAATTGATAGGTTAAAGAGTTCTGACGATTCATTAGCAGAGTGGGAGACTATTCAAGCCGAGAATAGCGCTCACAGCTTAAAGGATGAGTTTTGGACGCTTATCCTATCTATCCCATTGGTTTTATGTTTTATACCTGAATATGTACCTTACATTGACGCAGGGTTCATTGTATTGGCGAGAATGCCTGAGTTTTATCAATACTGGCTTGGAGTCGCTATTTTAACGTCGTTCGGTGTACGATTTACAAAAAGGTGATATACTGTCACGATAAACAATAATAATTTAACGGAATAACAAATGAATACAGTTCTGACAATAGTGAAAACGTATATCAGTACAACCAGTTTTTTAATTTTGTCAGCGTTGATTTATTTATTCAGCAGTACAAACGCATTCGCAAAACATGCGGTTGACAGTGTCTTACCCATCAATGGTAGGATATTGGCGTTTGTTACTTTTCTTGGTTTGATATTTGTCTACGAGGTTTGCTTGAGATATAAACGCACGGCTAAAGAAAGTCATGATGAAATCACTATTAGCATTAGTGAATTGCGCATCACGTTAGAACGTGGTCGATTAATCAGTGACATTAACGCAGCGTTTACAGAATTTCAAACTAACGGTAAAGAATTTATTACCGGTGAGTATTATATTAAAGAGATAATGACGTTAAGCGATTTAAGAAAAAAGCTTAATGTTAATTCATATACTCAAAATAAAATTGAACATCTTGTCTCAAAGATTAAACACGTATAGAGCAGGTTTATAAAATGACAAAGAAAAAAGAAAAATCAGAATTAAAAAAGGTCGGAGCAAAACCTTTACATACCCCAGAATCACTACATGAAGCTATTGAAAGATACTTTGATAACCCCCCATTCCGCATAACAGGAGGTTCGGAAATACCTTTTATATCCATTACCGGATTAGTACTATCATGCGGTTTTTCTGATAGACAATCGTTTTATGACTACCAGAATAAACCTGAATTTTCTTGCATTATTAAAAGAGCGAGACTGATGGTTGAGAATGAATACGAATATAAACTACAGCAGAATAACCCCACAGGCGCTATTTTCGCACTGAAAAACATGAATTGGAAAGACACTCAAGTCGTGCAAAACGAGAATAAAGACGTTAAAACGTTCGGTGATATGTATGGGGAGTCTTAATCCTGAGCTTAAAAGCTTTTGGGTTAACGATGAAGGTAAATTAATAAAAGCCCGTAATCGTGTACTGCACGGCGGGCGTTCTTCATCTAAAAGTTGGGAGTTTGCAGGACGTATAACGCAAATAGGGCAAGAGTATAAAACTCGCGTGTTATGTGTTCGTCGCTTTCAAAATAAAATAAAAGAATCAGTCTATACGCTTATTAAAAATCAAATTGATAATTTTGAGTTCAACGGTTATAGGACATTAGCCTCATCAATTGAGCACGAAAACGGATCTGAATTTGTATTTTACGGCATTGAACGAAATATAGATGAGATAAAATCCTTTGAAGGCGCTGACGTTTTATGGATTGAAGAAGCGCACAATCTCACTAAAGAACAGTGGGAAATATTAGAGCCAACCATACGGAAACAAGGCTCTGAAATATGGATAAGTTTCAACGGTAAGTTAGTCACTGATTTTATTTGGCAAAACTTTATTGTTAACACACCTAAAAATACAATGGTTAGGCATGTTAATTATACTGAAAACCCCTTTATATCTAATACAATGCTTGAAGCGATTGACGAATTAAAACAAAAAGACTTCGAACGATATGAGCATATCTATTTAGGTAAACCATTATCAGATGATGACCAGGTTATTATTAAACGTTCTTGGATCGATGCTGCCATTGATTTTCATCTAAAATATGACGGTGAGATGAGAGGCGCGAAAGTATCGGGTTATGATGTAGCGGATTCAGGCGAAGATAAAAATGCGGTAACAATTGCCGATGGCTCAATAATAATAGACTGTTATGAATGGAAAGGCGGAGAGAATGAGCTTAAAAAATCCGCTGATAGGGTTAGAATTGAAGCTATTAGATATAACACTCACGTTATTTATGACTCTATTGGGGTTGGTGCTCACACTGGTAGCACTTTTCAGGGCGCTGACTTTTATAATTTCAGCGGTTTTAACGCTGGCGGTAAGGTACAAAAACCACTTAAAAAATACAACGGTGTTAAACAAAAAGAATATTTCAGCAATGTTAAGGCTCAGGCATGGTGGTTAGTCGCTGATAGATTGCGTAATACCTATGACTATCTACATAATGGCAATAAAAACTATCAAGCGGATGAGCTTATCAGTATTAGTTCAAAGATTGATAGTTTGGAAGCATTAACGAGTGAGTTAACAACACCACGACGCGATTTTGATAAAGCAGGACGCGTAAAAGTGGAAAGCAAGGACGATTTAAAGAAACGTGATATAATGTCACCAAACTTAGCAGATGCGTTCATTATGGCTTGTAGCATTAGTCTGGTTAACGGTAACAGAGCAACTAATTTAGATTTTACAGGATTTTAAAATGCCAATTAATACAGTATATAACGGCTATCATGAAGCAGTTCACAAAATAGCAAGAGTACGCGATTTTGCAGAAGGCTCTGATGCTGTAAAAGATAAAGGCGAAACGTATCTGCCTAAACTCAGTGGTCAATCGGTTGATGAGTATGACAACTATAAAACACGTGGGTATTTAATCCCAGCGGTATCGCCTACAGCAAGAGCGGTTAAAGGCTCTATTATGCGTAGACCGCCAATGTTTAACCCTAAAGGCGCTGACTATCTACTATCAGATTTTGATGGCTCAGGTGTTACGGTTAATGAATTTGTCGGTGATATGATAACTGAGTTGTTATACGCTGGCGGCATAGGGTATTTAATCGAGTTTGCAGATAAGCCGTATGCTAAAAGCTATACGCGCGAAAATATTATTAATTTTAGTTCTGATTATATTATTCTTTCACAAGAATATACTGTGCAAGACCCTAAAGATAAATATATACAGGAAACACTTGTTGAGTATTTAGAATTAACATTCGACGAGAACGGTAATTACATTCAGAACCTTTGGCGTGAAGAAGGTAAGAAATACGTTATTGTTGAAACGACTACGCCAACAAATAGAGGTGAGGCACTAAAAGAAATACCTTTCGTTTATTCAAGTGTGGGTAAAACCGGTATAAAAGATACGGACCCAATTTTATTGCATCTTGCTAACGTTAACCATGACCAGTATTTACTTTCTACTGACCACCGTCACGGACTACACTGGACCGCATTACCGACAATGTTCTTATTCGGTGATTTACGCGACGAGAACGGCAACAAGAAACAAATTAAAGTCGGCGCCGGTACAGCTAATCATATTGATGATGAAGCAGCACGCGTTGAGCTGTTAGAATTTAGCGGTCAAGGCTTAGGCGCTATCAAGTCGGCTGTAGATGATGATATTTCAACAATGGCTAGTATTGGCGCTAAGATGTTAACGAATGAATCAGGTGGTGTAAAGGCTGCTGAGACTGCTCGTATTGATGCGTCAAGCGAAACAGCAACACTATCTATTATTGCTAACAGTGTGGATTCAGCAATGAGTAGTATCTTATTGTTTATCACTAATTGGTTAAACATTAGTGAAATAGAGTTTCAAGTTAACAGAGATTTCATTGATGTTAAACTCGATCCACAAGCACTAACAGCATTGCTTCAAACGTGGCAATCGGGCGGCATTAGCTTAAACAGCTTCCTTTATCAGCTTGAAAAAGGTGAATTACTACCGCCTAAAATAACCGCAGAAGATGAAGCTGACAGAATAGAGACTACAGGGGTTGATTTTGAAGAAGATACGCAACTTCCAGTGTAAAAGCGGCGTTATATTCGAGCGCCTTATTAATGATAAAGCGCTTAATGTAAAATGTGATTGCGGAGAGATGGCTATCAGAACCATCTCAGCCGCTCGTTATTTTTCTAACACTACAGGAAAAAGCCCCAGTGCCAAATCCTATTGATGTATATTCAAGACACGCCCACTATTTAGAGCAGTACTATAATGGTCAAGCTGATAAGGTTATTCCGTATTTAAACAGAATAGCTAAACGCTTGCGCCTTGAATTAACTAAAACCAATACGGTAACGTCTCAGGCTAGAATTGAAAAGCTATTAGTTTTTACTGAGAAAATGGTAAGCGCTGAGTTGTCAGGTTTTACGGATGAGTTCAGCGACCAGATAGAAATGTTTGCAGAATCAGAAGCAACATTTACTGTTAATTTGTTAGATGAGCAGCCAGATATATTTAACGCTGTTTTACCTGCACCAACACAACTAAACGCTGCTGTAGCTGCAAGACCTTTTAATAATAGACTGTTAAAAGATTATTTAGGCTCATTCAGTAAAGACCAAGCGCGAATGGTTAAAGATGCTGTTAGCATGGGATTTTTTGAGGGTAAAACAACGGGCGAAATTGTTCGGGGTATTATCGGCACTAAATCACAAAACTATAAGAACGGTATTTTAAACGTATCGCGTACAAGCGCCGAGCGTATGGTTAGAACAGCGTTAAGTCATACGTCAGCGGTAGCTAGAAATAAAACCTTTAAAGATAATAGCGACCTTATCCCCTACTATGAATGGGTATCTACACTTGATGGACGCACGAGTTCAATTTGTCGTAGCCGAGACGGTAAAGTATGGAAAGTTGATAAAGGTCCACTTCCACCAGCACATTTAAATTGTCGGTCAACCACTAGCCCATTATTTAAAAGTGATGTAAAAGTAGACGGTAAAAAGCTTATAAAATTAGACCAAGGTGGAACGCGTGCGAGTATCGACGGGCAAGTATCGGCTGATTTGAATTATAATGATTGGTTAAAGAAACAATCTAAAAGCTTTCAGGTTGATGTGCTTGGCAAGGATAAAGCTGAGCTATTCCGCAAAGGTGGAATCACAATGGATAAATTTGTTAATGATAAAGGCATGATGCTGACACTTGACGAGTTAAAAGTTAAATATCCAACATCATGGTCTAAAGCTGAGTTATAACTTATTTTTATTAACAACAAAACAATGATAAAATACAACCGAAAACTAACGTCTACAGCGTAGACACCAATAAACCCAGAGGGTTAAAACAATGGCTAAATTACAATTCAAGTTAGACAAAGAAGCATTTACAGCACTAAACGTAGTTGAACAATCTTTTTATGCAATATCAGGTGATGGTTATCAGCTTGATGTCGAAGGCGCGACAGATAAAACAAAACTTGACGAATTCAGAGCGAGCAATGTCGACTTACTAAAGCAACAAGAAGCCTTCAAAGGCGTAGACTTGGAAAAGTATCGCAAGCTAGAAGAACAAGAGCGCAAACTCAGAGACAAAGAGTTAATCGACAAAGGTGAATTTGATACTTTAGTGTTAGAGCGCACTAACTCAATGAGTTCTGATTATCAAGCTAAGATTGACGCGTTAACGGGTCAGTTAAACGATAGCTCAAGCCAACACAATACGCTTATATCTAAATATGAGATTGAAGGCGCTGCGGCTAAAGCTTTTGGTGAACATAAAATCTCACCTGATGCCTACGATGCAGTATTATCTCAAATCAAATCAAAGTTTAGTATTGATAACGGTAAAGTTGTTGCCAAAGAAGGTGACAATATTTTAATTGGTGCTGACGGGAATTTAACGGTTAGCGAGTTTGTTGCAAGCCAACCTGAGATATTTAAAATCGCATCAAGTGGTGGCAATGGTCAAGGTAATGACAACAATAACAATGCAAGCAACGGTACAGCCAAGCGTGATGCTTACGCTAAATTGTTAGGTTAGTTTACAATGAGCTAATACGTGATATAATTAATCGTATTAGCTCAGTGAGCTTTTAACAATCCAATCAATCCAAATACAGCAGTGCTGTGATATACAAATATCATGGCATTTTTTATGCCTTGAACTTAAACAAACAAAAGGTATAAAATTATGAGCACGCAAACATTAGCAGAAGCAAAAAAATTCATTAACAACGAAATCGTTGCAGGTGTTGTTGAAGACATCATCACTACTAACCCAATTTGGGGCGCTATGCCTTGGACTGGTTACGCTGGTCAAGCAATTTTAGTTAACCGTGAAGACACTTTAGGTGATGCACAGCATTTAGCTATCGGCGGAACTATCACGGCAAAAGCTGCATCAACTGCAATCCAAACTCCATTTACTGCTGTATCAACTATTGGTGATGCTGAAATGAATGGCTTAGTACAAGCACAATCATTATCAGGTGGTGTTGATCAGTTAATGGCAGAAGTATCAAGCAAAGCTAAATCAGTTGGTCGTTTACTACAAGCAGGTATGGCTTCTGGTACTGGTACTAGCCCACAACTACATTCTTATCATACGCTTACAGATGCTAGCCAGTATACAACTGCTTCTGTGGCACAAGGTTTATCTTTCGAATTGTTAGACGAATTACTTGATTTAGTTAAAGCTAAAGATGGCGAAGTTGATTATCTAATCGCTAACGGTAAGCAATTGCGCAAGTATCGCACACTAGTTCGTGCTTTAGGTGGTGTAAATGAGACTATGGCTTTCGATATGGGTAACGGTCGCACTCGAAACGTTGATGTTTATAATGGTGTGCCAATTTTTCAGAACGATTACATCGGTTCAACTGAAACCGCAAACGGTGCAGCCCTTGTTGGCGGCGCATTAAGCAGCGTCTACGCAGGGTGCTTTGATGATGGTTCGATGAAAATCGGTCAATCAATGATTCATCCTGACGGCATCCCAGTAGGTATTCAAGTTGACCAAGTTGGCCTTGCTGAATCTAAAGATGAAAGTATCACTCGCGTTAAGTCTTACAGCAACTTTGTAAACTTTAACCGTCGCGGTCTTGCACGTCTTACTTCATTAACTTAATAATTATTAAGTAAGTATTTAAAAGCCATTCTAACGAGTGGCTTTTATAATATTTATTAGGGGTTAATCATGAAAGTAGAATTAAAAAGCAAAGCAGCTAATTGTCGTCAATACGGTTTAGAATTTGATTGTGAAGGCGTTGCTGA